TCTACAAGCAGCCCTAAGAGCTGCATGAGCACGTTGCTAGGTTCTTTGATCGGCAGAGGTATCAGGTTCTCGCGCAATGACGCACCTGTGGTGTCGATGTCGCGGAACTCGCCCGGCTGTAGTGGGCTGTCCTCGTCACGAATACGCATACCGCGAGCCTTGAAGCCTGCTGGTAGGTTCGCCAAGGTGCCTGCATCAATAAGCTGACGTAGGATAGACGTGGCCGATTTGGAAATGCCGCCAATCATGTGGCTCAAGCCAAGGCCGTAAAAGCCAAGCCCCGGCAAGAACTTGTATTGTACGAAGAAGTTAATCTTAGCTTTGCGAGGGTCAGCCTCGATATAATTACGTCGAATCGACAAAACCTTTTGGCTTTGTTCGTCAATTGTAACGATATAAGGCAGTTTAAGGCCCGTAGGCTCTCCATCCTCCCCTACGTCTTCAAAGCCGGGTATGTCGAGGATGGTGTGCGTCTCAAAGACAACGTGATCGCGGTCTTCTTGATAGGAGGGTTCCATGCCCTCGATCTCGTCAATCTGCTCTTCAATATCGCTTCGGTTCACGGTCATTGAGCCGCCTTTCAGCTCAACATCAGCATAAAAACCACTGAGCTGCTGCCTTTTGATCTCGTTGCGGCTCATGTTTAAGACATGAGTAACCCGCTCAGCCGAGAACAAATCAGGCGCTTCGTAAGGAACCACGAGGTCTTGAGGCTCGATGAACTTGCTCATTGCGCGGCTTGTGCCAGTGTCAAAATACACTTTCTTGAACGCAGACCCCGCAAGCGGCAGGTAGAAGAGCAACATATCCAGCTCTGGATCGTACTCTTCCATGATGTTCATAATGTAATAATTCATGAAGTCTTGAACGCGACCAGCTTGCATCTCGACCTCTGGGCTGCGTACACCCACAACTTCGGTCTTAACTGGCCCCTTAGCTGGCAAAAGCTCCTTGTACGCCTGAGCTTGAAACTGCGTAACTGACTCAGCAAGTATGGGGTGAATGACGCCACTGGAGCCTTCAAACGGCTGGCTGCGGGAATCATCGAACTTCATTCCAAGATACTTCAGCCCGTCAGTGTAGGTCTTTTCCCATTCGGATCTGCTTTCCTTGTCGGACTTGATGGAACCGATAACGTCACTAGCCAGCTTTGACAAATCGCTGTCAGAAATGAAATCGACTAGGTTTGCGTTAAAATCTGTGTCTATTTGCTCCTCAACGGCATCGATCTCATCATCAACCAGAATTTCTTCTTCACGAACCAGTATCTCGGCTGCGTTACGAATCTCGTCATTGCGAGTCATCTCAGGCTCGATCTCCATCGCGCTACCCATAGGCATCACATCGGGATCGCTTTCAGTGCCCAAGCCTTTTTTCTCAATAGCCATTAGTAATATACCTGTCTGTCACGCCTTAAAAACTCAACCTCTTCAGGGTAATCGTCTTGCAAACTCAAGAACCCGCCCTGACGAAAACGCATCAACGCCATTGTTGCTGAGTCACAGTAATCGTCATTATCGCCAAACGGGAAGCTTGCCATCTCTTCAACGACCTCTTCGGCAAAACTTTCGTCTGGTGCCCAAACCATGCCCGACTCAAAAATCGGCGCAACGCTGTTCATTCGTGCGATCTTATCTTGACCTCTCGATGGTGTATAGGCCGTCACTGGTATGCCCATGCGCCGAAGCTCTTGAGTCAGTGGCGTACCGCTGGCTTTGGCTTCGATGAGAATGCAGTCTGGCTCCCAATATTTGTACTCTTCATAAGCCAGTCGTTTTAGCTCAGGGAAGTCCAATCTGACCCGTTTCGCGTCCAGCAATATGATTGCTTGCACGTTGTCATCTGGCGACTGAAATATCGCCCATGTAGTGATTGCCGAGTAGTCGGCGGTTTCTTTCTTGCTGAAAGCGGTGTCATAGCTTTGGATGACGTACTCGTATGACGGCACCCAGTCCTTCTCCCACTTGCGCCACCACTCCCGCTTTACGATAGAACCAGCCTCTGCCGTCGGATTCTGCATCCACTGGGCGTTCCACTTGCTTGGCGGTAGTGAAGCCTTGACCGATAACAACTCGTCTTTTTTCCAAAATTCAGGCCATAGCGGAGTATCAGATTCGGGCATTATTGCGGGGAACTCGATTACCTCCCACTGATCTGCGTGGTCATCACCCTGCTTCTTCAAGACCTTGGCAACCAAGTCTTTTTGTGACCATCGGGTCATTACGATAATGATCGTCCCACCCGGCTGTAAACGCTGCCGAGGGCCAGATGTGTACCACTCATAAGCCGATTCCATCGCGGTAGGCGACAGCGCGTCTTGCTCTGAGTGCGGATCGTCAATAATAAGAAGGTCAGCGCCTCGGCCCGTGATGGCTCCACCGACGCCTGCGTAAAACGATTCGCCCTCTTGGTTTGTTGTCCATCGGCCAGCAGACTTGTTGTCAGCTTGCAATTGCAGTTCTGGAAACACCTGCGAGTAGTCATCAGAGTCAATGATGTTTCGCACCTTCCTGCCGAATCTGACCGCCAGCTCAGCCGTGTGCGTGGTCTGGATGATTTTGAGATCACCCTTACGGCCCATCATCCAAGCAGGAAAGTAGGTGCTCGCGAACTCAGACTTGGAGTGTCTAGGAGGCAAGCAGACGATCAGGCGCTTGAGCTTGCCCTGTGCGATTTTGTTGAACTTGTCGCCAATAATCTTGTGATGACGTCCCAAAATACACTCGGGCCACATATGCTTCACAAATTCAATAAAATCGTTTTGGCACTTGTCCTGCTTCTCCATCTGGTCATAGCGAGATAGAAGCGCCAAGGCTTCGTTTTGATCCTGCTCGCTCAGGATCTCGAAGTCTTTAAGCGAGAGTTCAGACATTTTCCCAAGCTTCCCCTTGGAATAACAAAGCCTCTGCCTCGCGCCTTCTTACCAAGCCGTCTAACACCTTGCCGCCAGCTTTATTCCAACGCTTGATTTGGTGCGGCACATCCGCCATATCGCCTTCGTTGAGTCGATTCAATAGCGTGGATGACTTCAAGTTTGTCGGGCCAAGGTTGTATGTCCAAGCCACTAGCGCGTCAAACTGACTTTGCGTCAGCTCCGCATCAACCAGCTCGTTAACGTAGCCCTCAAACTCTTGCAAATCATCGACCAACATATTGTCAGCGTCTTGTTGTGTGCAAGAGTCGCCCTCGTTGACACCTCTTGTGTGACCATAACCAATAGTCCAGACGTTGGCTGAGCACTGATATGCTTGTAGCTCACAGCCCTCGAACTTTTTAATCAGGGATATCCCCTCCTCGCTGGTCACTCTCATCATCGAGTTCCTCGTCCAAATTTTTGTAATATTGTACAATAGTGAGCACTTGGCGGATATATCTTTTAACTTCCGCCATGTTTGCTGACAGGTTCTCATAACCTTTTGTCGATAAGCCATAGTAAGCGTTTGTCGGGGCGTTGCCCTCTTCAAGATCATCAAGATATTCCTGCATCGTCTGAGGCGTAAGAACCTTCCATTCGACAGGCAGCGTGGATATAGCGTTTGGCAGTGCAGGGTGATAGACGGCTGCTGGCTTGATGACCGTGACAACCTCGACAGGCTTGGTCTCAGGGATGTATGGCTCTCGACCTATTAGGCCGCAACCACTAAGAAGCAGGATCGGTAATAGCTTCCAGATCACTTAATACCCCCTTGGTGCCACGGTTGATAATGTTTTCAATCAGCCCCGGCTTGCGTAACGAAAGCACATTCATATCGTGCTTTGCGAACTTTTTTCGGATCGACTCCACCTCTTGCTGGGCTTGCGCGTTAGCAGCCTGAAGCTCGTTGACTCGATCCAGTATGCGCTGTTGGCGCTCTTCAGCCTCCGTGAGCTGTTGATTCAGGCTAGATATGCTGCCCTCCAAGACTAGCTGGTTATCTGCCGCTTGACGTAAATCCATAGCCATAGCTTGCTTTTCAGCCTCTGTTTTATCTGCGTACATCTTGAACGCTCCGACAGTAGCCAATAAAGCAATGCCTAGAACCCCTGTAATCTGCCACATTACGGCTTCCTATTTGACCACGCTTGTGCGCCGAAGAACGCAGCCAGTATACCCGCAACGGATACGAAGTAGACTGCCGCCATATCACCTAGAATCGTTGCCGCTTGATTCAGTCCGAAAAGCTCTGATGCGACTACCAAACTGGGGTATAGCAACATGCCCCACAGCGCAAACCAACTCATAGCACGTTGTGCGTCGGCACGTTCATGTTGCAGGCGTAGCTCTTGTAATTCTTTGCTGGTGTTTAGCTCTTCGTCGGTAACAATACCGTCCCCATCTGCATCGTATTCGGCGTATTCACTGCCTTCTTGTAAACGCTTCGCTGCCATCTTAATCCCAAGTTTTCGTGTTCGCCGCAACCCGTTTCGGTATGCAATAAGCCGTTATGTTTTCTTGCATCTGGTAGCGGTTGTTTATCTTAGTCTTGCCGGTACTGACGTAGTACGCAAACGTGTTGCATCGGGTAACGTCTCGAAAGTAAAACTGATCTGATATCGGCTCACCGTTTATCACTACTACTAGCAGAAACGCCATCATTACCTTGTCAACCAACCCAGCAAAAGTCCCAGCGTCATGGGCAGAAGAAACAGAAGCACCCCAGCGATTGCGGCGTATTCT